ATGATTACCGAGAATAACAGGATAAACTACTTCAAATTCAGTATTATAATTCTTTATGTTAGTATCATCTTGATATTTGATAGTTTTTAATACACTATTTTCTTTATATTTGATATATAAGTCTTTACCAATAGTTCTAATACTCTCTAATACCTGTCAATCAGCTAGTGAATGTATGAAAGCTCATCATCTACCTCAATATGTTTGTCAATAACAGAATACTCTATTATCTTCAGTACCTAATACTAACTTACCTCTCCAATCAGCCATCATTCAGTTAAATTTGAATTGTTCTGATTTATTTACCTTATCATCTCGTTCTCAATTCTTCTCATTACCTTCTATTACATGTACTAATTCTTGTCATGAATATACAAATAATGTAGATACTCATCTATTTTCTCATACTAGATAGATAAGATAATTCAGAGCAATAGCAGCTTTAAATTCTACTCAATATGCTATATACGGTGTACCTTTTCATCACGATAAATCACAAGGGAATATATATCAGTTTCAGTCTTGATTACAGATAAGATATACTCTTTCATTAAAACTAACTGCATCTACTGCAGTCATTGCAGGATTTATCTCCCAACCCATGTACTGAGTAAAGTTATACAATGCTAAATTTTTAGTATGAGTAGCTCAACTTTCTGTAACATCTCTTCTAACCCATTCTGAGCTAAAATTCCATAATGATGGGAAACTACCTCAGTTACTAATATAATAATATTCTCAAATATTCTTAACTGTTCTATTATCTACTTTAGGGAGTAGAGCATAGTATTCATTTATTCTATCTTGCCAATCAATTTGTACTATTCATCATCGTGGATTACTAGAACTAACAGTATCAGTTGTATCTAGTTGGAATCTAAGCTGTAAAATTCTTAGATTAGATAATCATGTCTGAGTATAAACAGAAGTAGTAAAGTATTTCCGAGAGCTTTCTTCTAGTGTAGGTAAACCTGATATAGCTCTACCATCAATAGTTTCTTGTTGTACCATACTATCACTAGGTGCATCGTAAGCTAAATATGGTCTTTCATATTCAGCAGGGTATGTACTCTTCCATTGTACATCTCATGTAGCTGAGTTCCTATAATAAAGTACCATCATTCTAGTAGTAGCGAATCAAGGTACTCACATATTTATATCTACTCAGAAATTTGTCTTACTCTTAATATTAGATAACTCAATATATCATGATTCTTTTATAGTTGCTGTACAGTTAGATCATGCTGCTCTAGTAAATGATAAATCCATAGATACCTTAGACTTAACAAACATAACCCTATCAGTAAATACTACTATTTCTTTCCAATCATCTCATTCATATTGAACTACTATCTTTTGAGGTGTTCAGAATTGTGCATCTGTATAGTTAGTATTATTTACAGGATCAGGTCAAAAATAGTCTACTCTTGCTCAAGCATTGATAGCATCAAATCTACTGCTAGCGTTCCAATTAGTTCAGTCTTTAGTATCTTCTACTTTACCACTAGCATAGAGTAAAAATCTACCTCTTTCATCTGTTGCTATTACTCAATCAGCTTGTGAATCAGGTGTAGAGAATGCAGTAGCTTTATATGAATTACTTGAACTAAATATATCTACATTTTTAGAAAAAAGACATCAAGGATTAGCAGAATACTTATCCATTTGATGTCCTGCTGGTATTCATTGTTGATTATATACTAAGTCTTTTTCTGCCATTAGTAAGTCAAATTAGTGTAATAAATTCATTGTACTCTTTCTGTTATGAATCTCTTTAATTCAGCCAATTCTTCTTGATAATCTTGTTTAGCTATACCTTCTTTCTCAAAATCTTGTTTATGTCTCCATAATGTTATCTTTAAGTTAGTTGCTATTATTGGTTTATAGTAATCTAACTCTTGCCAATTAGGGAATATATCAGTATCTTCATCTTCAGTCCAATCAGGTTGATTTATTATGCAAGTACCTTCTAGCTTTATTCAGTCTTCTATATCTTCATCAGGTATCCAATTAAGTATGATATGATTATCCTTTAATGTCCAACCTTTTACTCATTCTCTTTCTTCCCAATCTGATAATTGAGGTAATTCTACATATCTATCTCATTGCTTAATATACACCTTCTTTACCTTATCTATTCAAGGTATTACATACTCATCTTCTTCTCATTCATTTACTGTTACCCATTCTCTTTGAATCTCATACTCATTAGCTCATGCTTGAATATCAGTGATCCAATAATTCCAAAAAAAGTCCTCATGTACCTGAGTTATTTCTCTTCGGATTCTTTGGTATGCTTTTTGACAGTCTCTTGCTAGTTTATCTTCTCAATATTCTACTTTATTTGTGTTTGTTTCTAATAGAGCATCTTCAACAAATCGTTTCATATTATCTCAATAATAAAGGATAAATACATTACTTATCATTTATTAGAGAGGAGAGGTTTTACCCTCTCTACTCTATATTAACTAGGCACTAACTTCTTTAGTGTTTACTGGATTAGTTGTAGGGTTAGCTACAGTTACAGTTGATTCAGAAGCATAAGTATCAGCATCAATAGAAGTAATCTCTAACTTGTAAAGTTGTTCAGCATTTTGATCGAATACTTTACCACCATGAGCTATTTGAGCTAATAGGTTGTAGTACATTCCAGCTTCAGCTTCAGTTACTTTTGCTTTGAATAGTTGTCTTACATAGTTGTATGATCCTTCTAAGAAAGCATAAGCATTAGTTCCTGTAATAAGATTAGATTCATAAATATCGAATCCTGCAAATTTACCAATCCATCCATCTTCTACAGCATTTACTCCTGATTCAGTACCACCAAGAATTTTAGCTTGAGCCAAGATTCCTGATACTTCAGGAGATACAATTAATTTTCTTCATTTCATAGGTAATTCCTTCTTACTCATCTTAGTTCTAAGTTTCATAAGAATGTTAGCACAGTTATTTACATTGAATGTAGCAGCAGTAATAACATTGTTAAGAGTAGCAGATGTAGCAGTAAAGAAAGCATCAAGTAAAGCGATAATTGAAGTTTCTACTGCAGCATCCATACCTTCCATAAGGTCTTGTAATCTTTCTCCTTTGATAGAGTAAAGAGTTTGGATTTCTTCTAGATCTGAGAACTTTTCTCTATATTGATGTAATTTGTTAATTACTAAGCTAGAGTAAGTGATAGTTCTATCAGAAGCAGTGATGTCTCCTTCAGAAGTAATTTTAATATTACCTGAGTTAGAACTTGATACATCTGTAAGAGTAATCTTTGGAGAGATAGGTACATTTACAGTATCTCCTGCTCTTTTAAGTTGACCTTCAAACTTATAGTTAGCGAATCTCATAAAAGGTTTTTTAGGTCTATCAGATAACTTTCTTGCAATTTCAGCATCTAAAAGGGCTGTAATTCTATCAGTGTTTGCCATGTTTATTAGTAAATAAGAATAATAAAACTGATTTTCTTCTTATTTACTTCGTTTTGTTGTTTGTCGTTTATAATATTCTAGGTTTACACTTAGCTTTACCTGCTTTAATGTCAGCGATAACTTGATTAAGTTCTTCTCTAGGCATTACAACAAGTTCTTCTTCTGTGTACTCCTTAATTCCTTTTGAATCCTTAACAGGTTTTACTTCAGGTTCAACTATATCTTCTTCAACAGGTTCAATAGTCTCTACTTCAGCTTCAACCTTTTCAGGTTCTTCAATTTTAAATTTTTTCTTAACAGCCATAGCTTTTAAATTAATAAACTAAATCATTTTAACTTCTCATGATTCTACTTTAGCAGCAATCTCATTATAAGCACTTGGATTTTTGATAGCCAAGTCTGAGAGTTCATCAAAAGTAATTTCTTTTCTTGATTCTCAGATCTTTTCTCTTCATGGATTAGGATTAGCAGAACTTGTATCCTTGTATCAGCTTATTTGATAAGCCTCTTCCCATGATAAAGTAGGATGCTTTTCCCTTGCAGCTTTAACTTCTTCAGGAATCGTATCAAAGTTATGCTTTGCTGTAAATGAGATTTCTTCTCTAATTCTTTGAGCCATTGCATCTGCTTCCTCTGCAAGAGCTTCTTGCTTAGCTTTATCTTGGTTAGCGAATGCTTGTTTAGCTTGCTTTTTTTTAGCTTCGTACTTTTCTCTTGTTACATAGTTATCTTCTAACTCTTCCCTTGAGATGTACTTTTCATCTAAATCAGCCTTAGAGATAAAATTCTCTTGATTGAATTCTTCTTCTCTTCAATCATCATAAATGATTTTTGCCATTGTCTTTGTGTAAAATAATATAAAGAAAGTGTTATTAAGCAGTTTCACCCTCTGCCGATATATCAGTTGAGTTACTGATCCTTGTTAATAAGAGTTCAGGTGTTATTAAGAACTCATCAATATCTTCTAGTTCTTTTAACAACAAGTCTCTTTTAGAATAGTTGGTCTTACTCATTTCAGGATTAATTCATGATATGATGCCAGCTTTGATTTCTTCTTTTCTTTCTTCTAATAGACTCTTAATTAGTAACCAAAATCTAGTATTCATTCAGTCTTTTATTATTCATCTATCAGATTTATTCAGTTGTAGGTATGTCATTTCATGCAGTAGGTCATAAAGCAGCAGGTTGATTATTAGCTTGGTTGTTTTGTGAGATGTAATTACTTACTAATTGATTTGTACTTGCATCTTGTCATACAGGAGCAGCCATATTTCAATATTGAGCTTGTCAGCTTAATACTAATGCCCTTTGTCTTGCTGCAATAGCTTTTTCTTTTGCAGGTGTATCAATAGCTTGATGATAAACCTGTATATATATGTTATGATTTTCATTCATATCATAGATTTCTCATACCTCTTCGTTATTATTCAATAATTCAAGATCTAATGTAGCTTTCTTATATTCTTGAGGCATATCATATATCTCATTAACTAGTTCCTTATCAATTCATACTATTTGAGCAAATGCTTTATCTAGTATGATTTGTCAGAATGGAGATGCAGCTTGCCTTAATGGTTGATATGCAGCCATCATAGCACTCTTATTAGCTTCATCTTTTTCTTTTTGGTCTAATAATGTAACTAATGATAAGTGTAAATCTCTTTTAGTATCTAAGTCTTTACCCATTACTTCAAATGTAACCTTTCAGAATCAGTTATTTAGCACAATGTTCTTCTTAGATTTCATTTTGAAGTTCTTTTGGTATGATCTATACCATAGAATATCCCAATATTTTTTCTCTCACCATAAGAATATCTTGAATATAGTTGATAATCTTACATTTTGATTAGCTTGTAATAATTGAGACTGAGTAGCTGTAATAGTTTGAGAATAAACTCAAATACTTTGTTCATCAAATCAGATTTCTTTTGTAGATTTTTGATCTATCATATTCTTTAAGTTGTATCAGTCTCATGTTCATGAAGTCTGAGTTACAACATTTTCAATTATTTTCCTGTTCTCAAGATTTCATTTAGCAGGTACATATTTTCTCTTACCTAATTCTCTATGAGCTAGTTCTTTTCAGTCTACTACATCAGAATTAAATATTGTTAGTCAACTAAATGTCTCTTCATGCACTTTATCTACTAAGAGATTCATTATTTTTTCTTCTGAATATTGATTATCTCTTGCTAAATCTCATACACATAATCAATATGGATCTCTTTCTTTTGGTATAAACCAACTATGTACTACAGGACATGGTATTAATGATGGATCTTTTTTCTCTTCAGCTCTTACTGCTTCTACTTGTTCACATCTAATTAATAATGTTCTATCATTAGCCCATTCAGTTAAATACCATCTATTATTAAACTTAGTAAAATGTCTATAAACTGAATAAGTCTTTAATGGTGAGTGATATGAAAAGAATTTAAACCCTAATCATTCTCAATTAGCCCAACTACTTAATCAGTTAAAATATTTATCTCATAATTCTCCTTTAATCTTTTCTAATTCCTTATCAGTCAACATATAATCAGTATTCTGATATAGCTCATTAATTTCTCATTCAGTTAATTCTAATTCAAATCAGTGAAAGTTAAATCATTTTACCATATCAAAATATGGATCAGGTATCCAACATAATGGAGAATATAATCTCTTTCTAGGAGATTCTGTAACTTTATCCCATCATTCATCTACTGCTAGATAAATTCAGTAATCAACGATATTAGATATTTTCTTATATGCCATTACATCTTCATCTAACTCATCATAATCAAATTTTAACAAATTATTCCAAGTATCAGCATACTCAGAATCTCATTGTTTTCTTCATTCAAATGTTACTAATGGTCTATTTTTGTATAAAGCAGAAATGAATAGATTTCTGTTAGTATACAATGATTTAGATCTAAGAGTTTCTCAATCTTTCATATTATCTCATTCTACATTATAGTCTTTAATGTATTGAGCTAATATTGGTCTTTTTTTCATAGCAACTTCATATCAAGCATCATATTCTTGTTGTACTTTAGTTTTAATCTCTTCAAAATTCCATCAGTTGATGCTCTCTATCATTTTCTGTGTTACTAAATTTGCCATTATTAATATTGTATATAAATTAAGATCGTGAAGTTATTATTTTCTGCTTTTGGTTAGTATCTCAATTAATTAATTCATTTACTACTGCTAAATATCTAAAGGCATCAGCACTATGAGAACTCCAATCATGCTCAGGTCATTTATATGCAGTTCTCTTATCATCAAATTCTTTATGATAATTCTTCAAACATTTCCGCCCTCGTTCAGTCTTATCTTTATCAAAGTAACAATATGGTAAGATAGCTCTTGCAGAATTAATACCATCTAATACTGATAATCTAGGAACTATCTGAATATCATTAAATCAATATTCATACATTTTCTCTTCTACTGTCTTTCAAGTCTGAACACTTCTTGCTTGAGCATCATGAGGTAAATACATTGTTCAGTATCTGTATCATTTTTCTCTTAATACACCTACATAGTGAGATAAACCTTCTCAGTTATTCTCATAGTGGTCTATTATTCTGATTTCTTTACCTAATCTCTGCCAAAACCATATTGCAGTACTATCATTAATTCATAAATCCCATACAGTGTAAACATCTAATCATGGATCATAAGGCACTACAGTTCTATGATTATTTTTCTCTAGCTCAGATAAGATTTCAGCATAATAGTTACCTGCAATTCAAGCATCAAATGAGCAGTAATATTCTTGTTGGAAGATAGCATCACTTCAGTTTTTTAATATTATCTCTTTTCTTTCTTCTTCTAATACTTCAGGAGTAATAGCTTTAGTATCATTAACCGTATTAATTGAGACTAATCGTTTATCATTAGCTCTTGCCATATCTAATAGCTCTTTAGCATGATTATCTCATCTAGGAGTAAAATTAAATATAGCCCATCAGCCATTTTCTGCTAATATTGGTCTTAAAAAATCCCATACAGCAGGAGACTGAAGTGAATACTCAGAGAATACTATTCAAATCGGATTAGTTCAAACAATGCTATCTACATTATCAGAACCGATAATTTGAATTATAGAACCATTAATAAGTTCTACTTTCATCTCTGTATCATTTTTTCTCTTAATGATCTCATCAGGTATATGTTTGATTGTCTTCCAACCATCTTTATCAATTCAATCCCATACAGCTTTTTTACCTTGTGAGTAAGTAGGGAACACATAGTAATAAATTCAGACATCTTCAGCAGCTTTCTTAACAATTATGTTAAAGCAGGCTTTATCTTTTCATGCTCTACGATGCCGAACCATTATAATCCTTTTAACACCTTCATCTATTGCTTCAAAGATAGGTATTTGGTAATCTCTAGGTTCAAAATGATAGGGGATTGTTATTTCTCTCATTTTTTAAAGGATACAATTTTAAATTGGATAGATGTATCTTGCTCTACTTTATCAATGTACATTTTGTTGTACTTTCATAATTTTTCTAATGCACTGTTAGCATTAGCAAGATCAAGAATTTTTACCTCTTCTCAATTTTTAGTAACCTCTTTTTTACCCATTCATATTTCTACAATATCTTTTAAATTTTGTAGAACATAATCTACTCAAACATCTAGCTTTTCTGTTTTCTGCTGAGTCTTACTTGCAAGGTATTCAGCAACTCTAACATTCCCTAATAATTTAGGTCATAGAGCTTCTGCTGATTTTTGACTTACTCAGTAGATTTTTTTATATGCAGCAGTAGCATTAAAGCTCTTGAGATATTCTAAGCAGAACATCTTTTGTTTTTGAGTTAATGTTTTCTCGTTCTTCTTCATTTTTGTCAGTACAACAAATTAAACAATAGGTTATATAATCAGAAAATAAAAAGTGGTAAGTTTTTTAAAAAAAAGAAAAGATTGTATTGCTACAATCTCTTCTACAAAACGACAAAAACAACGAAGTTCAAGAAGAAAACACCCTAATGGGTAGTAGTAATATATACAAAAAATTAATGTTGGTAAATTTTCTTCTTTAGATTTTTTATATCAGGTTCTAAGTTAGGTTTTATTTGAGCAAAAGCATCTTTAGTTATATTTAGTATTATTGGATGTGTAACTCAGCATAATTCTCATAACTGTCTTGTACTTAATGCTTTACCTTCATATTCATAATCAAAATATAGATCTAATAGCATCATGTGCATTTTATGTTTTTCCTTTCTGTCGTTTTTCTTGTAAATTCTCTCTATTCTGATAACAGGAGATTCATAACAAATTGTTGTGTAAAAAAGTCATTCTCTTTCATAGAGCTTACCTTTTTTAAATAATTGTCTGAGCTTCATTGTTAGCATTCATATCTGTGTTAAGATATAAATTACTTGTTTATGATTTTTCTAGCTTTAGCAATTTCTTCTAATAGTCATTTATCCCATGCAACTCATAAAGCTCATGAATCTGTAATATATTTTTCAAATCAGAAAGTATTACAAATCAGATCTATTAAGTTTTTAAGATGCTCATTTTCTTCTTTTAGACTCTTAGGAGAATAATCCTTTACATTTTCTGTTACTTCTTCTCGTTCTTCTTCTATCTCTTCTTCATCATGATTAGATAATTTGTTTAGTAATTTTGGATCTATCTCTATACTCTCAATCTCTACACCTCATTCCTCTTGTTCAATAATACCTAAACATTTTTCAATAATTGTTAATAATTGTTCAGTTTTATTCATGGTTACTATAAATTAATAATAAAAACTATCACTTGATAGGGTTTTTTAATACAAAAGATTCCCATTGTTTTCTTCGGTTCTTTCATGGTTTATAAAAACTCTTAGTTTTTCGGAGTTTTTCATTTTCTTCTATTAAATCAGGTATATAAGATTCTAAGAAGGTATAAGATGGTGAATACTTATCAATATTAGCAAATCATTTCTGCATGTGTTCTTCTAATTCTAGGTAACGGTCTAAACCGTATTTTCTAATCAAATTTTTCTTATATACTTGATTTGTTATTTCTTTCATTACTGTACTTCATTTTGGTCATGTCGTATAATTACAATCTCTACACTGAAAATTAATATTTTCTTTTCGTAGAGCCACCCATTGTAACATTCTTGAGAAGAGATGTCAGCCATGTCAGTTGCTCCATGATGTTTTCTTATTGCAACTAATACATACTCAATTACCTTGTTCATCAGTATCTCTTAGCTTAGCATTTTCTTGAGCTATACTTAAAGCAAATTGTAATAATTGATTTCTTGTTTTAGATTTTAGCTTATATGTTCTTAATTCTTTTCATTCTGATTGTCTTATTTCGTTTTTACATTTACGATCATATTCTAATTTTTTTCTTGCTAGATAAGATGCAGTCTTTTTACGATATTTTTCTAATTTTTTATCAATATCTACTTCAGCTTTAGCCCTATAATCCTGTTGCCTTAGCTTTAGATTAAATTCTGTTTTATCTTTTAGAGCCTTAAATTTCTGCTCCCATTTTTTTTCTATGAACTCTTTTGTTTTTTTCATAATAGCAAAATACCTTACTATTTAAAAGTAAGGTTCTACCGATTTATCTCTACTACACAGATTAATTATATTCTAAAATTTAACCTTTACAAGACTTTTTATGCTAACTTTAATTTATCACAAAATATAGAATTTACCTTTAATTCCATTATTGACTTTTATATATAAATATATGTGTAGTAAAATGTGCAGTAGAGAACGAAGTAGAATTATAATAATTTTAGTTCTCTATTTAAAGCAATGATAGAATTATTTACTGATTATATACTTTATGTATTAGGTTTATCTGAAGGTACTGCAGTAAGTTACAGATATTCACTTATAAAATTTGATAGATTTATTAGATCTATTTGATATAGATGAATAGATTATCCTGAAGATATTAATTATTTAGTTATTCAAAAATGGATTTTATCTCAAAAAGAATTAAATAATAAAACTATAAACAAAAGATTATCTGCTGTAAAATCTTTTCTTAATTATTTAAGAGATAATGGTAGAGAAGCTATTGATCCATCAAAGATTAAAACTCTTAAAGAAGAAGATAAACAATTAGGTTATTTTTCTGATAAAGAAAAAAGAAAAATTCTGAATTTTGTTAATAAATGATTCTGATATAATGAAGAATTAAAGCTAAGGAATAAACTTTTAGTGTATATTCTTATGTTTACTTGATTAAGAATACATGAAGCATTGAATATAAAAACAAAGGATGTTCAGGAATCTATCCAGATTATAGGGAAATGATGAAAACATAGATGGACTTTTTTTAGACCTGAGATATTAGATATAGCCAAAGAATATCTAAACAAAAGGGGGACTTATTCTGAATATCTATTCAGCACTGTGTGAAACAATAAGCATTCAAAAAGATGAGAAAAATTAGATACTTCATCAGCTAGGTTAATGTTTATGAGAATGAGTAAGGCTTTATGAATACATATTTATGCTCATAAATTCAGACATACATTTGCTACAGGATTATTAAAACTTAAATGATCTAATATTTACAATATAGCAAAGCTATTAGGACATAAAAACATATCTACTACCCAAATTTATTTATGATATAATAACCAAGAGCTAAAAAAGTTACAATTTTCTTTAAAAATATAAAAAAAATCGGATTAACCGATTATTGAAATATTAGTTCTAAACTGATATAATTTTTATATACAAAAAAAGTCTAAAAAAACTTGCAAAATATAATCCAAAAATATATAATATTGTCGTCAAAGGTTGTTAAGTATCTCTTACCCAAGAGATCAATGTAAATTTCTATTCAACCTGTTAACTAGAATCGATTTTCTAGGGAACATGAATAGATGATAGGAGTTCTATCAATTTACTAAGCAACCTATGATATTCATAGGTTTTTTCTTTTCTCTACTACCTACTACACAAACAAGGTTCTACTGAGAAAAAGCTATGGATGGTTGCATATTTAATAGGCACTGATTTATAGAGTGCTATTGGTACTGCAACCGCCAATATCACTCTATAAGTTGGTGCTTTTTAGTTACTGCTTATAGAAAGGTTCTACTACTTTTTATTTGAGTAATTACAGTATCATGAAGTACAAGATTACAAGTAAAGGTAATGGTAGGAACTTCTACTGATATGATGAGAAAGGCATCTGTCATGAAGTTCTGTGTATTGGGGGTTGGTTCTATCTAGCTGTATTAAAGTGAACAGAACTAATCCAACAATGAAATCCTATACCTAAGAGAAATTTAACATTTGTAAAAAGTTAAAATGAGAATCAGAATCTCAGATGAAATTATTGAGATAGCAAAGAAGCATCAGAATGCGAATGAAAGAGTTGAGATTTATGGTAAAGCTGTTCTGTATGCTATTGAGAAGTTAATAATTGATGAGAGAATGTCTGATTACTTAGATCCTAATCTAAGAAGGAAAAAGAAAATGGAGTGAAACAGAAACAGTGTGGGACACACTGTTAAACAGAGTGGGACACACTGTATTGAACAGTCTGGGACACACTGTTTGAAAAACAGAGTGGGACACACTGTTAAAAACAAGGTTAAAACTACTAAAACACAAGACAAAAACGAATCGTTGACTATATATATAAATAATAATAATCAATTATATGATATAGTTAATAGATATATAACAAGTAATATTAATACATGAAATATATCTTATCTAATCAAAAAACATTGAGAATTAAATTATATCTATAGTCAAATGCTTGAAGCTGAAAAAGTTATTAAACAAGTCTGATTACAGAATTTTATAACTATTCTAAGCTATATTAAGCAAGATGAGTTCTGGAATAATCAGATATTAACAATAGCTAAGCTCAACAGAAAAAACAAAGATGGAGTGCCTTATTACATAGTAATAATGGACAAAATCAAAGAATACAAACCTAAAGTTATTTCAATTCCTACTGTATAAACAATGAATGAAATCAAAGTCTACAAAGAATTATCTTACATTTATACTTACGATGATAATGTCTATCCAACAACATTAACTCTTAATGAATTAAACATGATGTTAGAAAGAAGTAAATTTATCAACTTATGAACAGATTTAGTAAATGTATCTAGCATTAAAAGAGTTGAATCAAAAAGAGTTGATAGTGTAGAGAATGCTATTCTACAGATCAACGACAAAGAGTTGAGAGATAGAGTTAGAGCTGAAGTAAAGAAGAGAGCAAAGGAATGAAAAGTAACAAACTTAGAAATCTTAAAAAACATTTTAAATCGTATGAAAACAGAAAATGGTATTAACTAAAGAAAGAAAAACAAGCATCTTGAGAGAGGCTTATGAAGAAAATCCTGCATTTAAAAACTTAACATTTGATGAATTCTTAGATTATTACAATGAATGGAAAAAATATTCAACAATGGAGAGTTTGGAGAATTATATCAGGTTAAGAATAAAAAAAAGTCAATTAAATGATGATTTAGTTTATAGCGATTAATAAAGATGAAAGAATTACAAGAAATACAAGCTAAGTTAAAAGCTCCTAAAGGTCAATATAATGCATTTGGTAAATACAAGTATAGATCATGTGAAGATATTATTGAGGCAGTAAAACCATACTTAGCTGCAAATAAATGTATCTTAACAATGTCAGATGAATTAGTGCTAATTTGAGATAGATATTATATCAAAGCAACTGCAACTTTAACTAATTCAGAATGAGCAACTTTTACTACTACATGATATGCTAGAGAAGAAGAATCTAAAAAGTGAATGGATGGTAGTCAAGTTACATGAGCTAGTTCAAGCTATGCTAGAAAATATGCTCTTAACTGATTGTTTGCAATAGATGATTGAGTTGATTCAGATAAGACAAACAATGGGAGTTCCGTACAGAATGAGACTAACAAGACAGATAAATCTGATGCTGAAGAAGAAAAACCACGATTCAATAAAGAACAATTAGAGAACTTTACAAAGATAGCATGAGATTATAAAAATGCTGATGATGCTTTAAAGATTATCAGAACAAAGTACAGGATCTGAAAAGAGAAAGAAGCAGAAGTTAGAAAACTTTATGAATCTTTAAAAACTATCAATGATAATAACTAAGAAAGACTGAGTAATAGATGTTGAGAAAGTTCTATCATGATTAAAAGATTTGTCAGACTGAACTTATGAAATAGTTAAATTCAAGAAAGATAGGACTTCTCAACAGAATAGATACTTACGATGAGTAGTTTATAAAACAATAGCTGATTTTACAGGCTATGATACAAACTATATTCATCAACAATTAGGTCAACTGTTCCTTGTAGATTATGAAACCTACAAGAACCCTTACATAAAAAGCACTGCAGAGCTTACTACTCAAGAATTCGGAGAATATGTTGATAAAATTATTCTCCGAGCAGGAGAGTATGGATTAAAGATTCCATCTCCTGAAGAGTATTTTAATCTTCAATAAACGACATGAACAAAACACAAATAATTTACACAGTATTATTCTGAGTTATCTTAGTATTATTTAGTTACATTATAATCTTACAACCTAAGGTTAAAGCAGGTAATGAGATACTAGAGATACAACAGAAGTTAATTGAACTAGATAACTTAGAACAACAAGCAAAAGATAATTGGCATTTAGCAGAAAGTAATAAAGCTGAATGTATAGAGAGTTGGAATGAACAACAAAGAAAAGAATCTGAATTAGCAGAAAGCTATAGAACACAGAAAGCTGATTTAGAAGAAAGATTGGGTTTAATAATGAGCAGACAAGCTCAATAACAAATCCTACTGAAAATGTATCAGAAACAGTAGATAGTACCGTTACAGAAAATCAAATAAGAGAAGAAGATTTTAAAGGTGGAAGAATTATCCATCATTGATTTGATTACAACGATATAAGACAGGATTATGTGAACTATGCTTATAAGTTATGATGATGGGATTTAGTTTACTTAATGGAATGTGAGAACTGAAATTGGAGTATTTATACTAAATGAGATAGTGGTAAGAGTACATGATTATGTCAGATGCACAAAGGTTATCATAAAGACATACCTGCTGAGTATTATACAACTTGGCAAGTACAAGTAGAATATTGTTATCAGAAACGAAAATCTTGAACAGTATTCTATTGACCATCAAGGATCATAAAGTGAAAAAAGTGTAGTGAATTTGTTAAAGACCGTTTTACTTTTATAGAATAACCAAAATGACAACAGCAATAATTTGTACAATAGTAGCATTATTATGTTATTGAATCTTAATCTTTAGCAACCATAGATTAAGACAACTTAATGAATTACTATCTAACAAGAATTTTGATCTTATGGTAGAAGTATCAAAATTAGAATATGATCTATCTAAAGCTAAAGCTTGTAGAAAAAAATGTGAAAAAGCTAAATTATTACAGTCAAACAAGAAGAGATACCTTGATTATGTTTATTTAACTGATGATGAATACAACAAATTACTTGAATTATTTTGAAAGGAGAAACTTAACAGAGAGTTATTGAAGCTAAATGAATATATAGGATCTAAATGAGTTAAGTATGAATCACACTATCATACAATAAGAAATTGGAATCAAGACTTTATAGCAACGAAACAACCTAGTCTTTTTACTCCTAAAACTCCTAAAACTAAAATTAATGTTAATAAAGATAAAATCATATTCATGTATAAGCAAGCATGAAGAGATGTCTATGAGATAGCTGAAAGTATATGATGCAGCAAAGACTGAATAAGAAAAGCATTAATAAGATGGGGTGTTTATAAATGAACTAGATATGTCTAGACCTAAGCAGTTGTCGTAAAAAGGCTTGCAATAAACTTACTATCTGCACTTCGGTGCAGATGAGCAGGTGGGTAGTTTTGCTGTTTTCATTCTCACTTGCTCATCTATACCGAAAGGTAGAAGAAGCGGTAATACTGGTCATGTATTATCTTGTCGCTAAACTAAGATATTATTACTCTGCTCTCTAGGGAGCAGATAGATAGAGAGTTTTTTTGAGGTTCTCTCTATCTATCTCTTCCTTAGGGAAGACTGATTGCATTAACAAAGTAGGAAGTGTAGATGCAGTTAGAAACAAGTACACTTGGTTAGCATGAACCTTAGAAAATCATGCAGGATCTCTTAGTGAGTGATCATAGCTAAGAGACTAACAGGAAGAAAAAAAAGCAAGTGAAAATCAATTATAGCTAATTGTCGGAATACATTGCTATAGACACAATCTTTCAACATGCACAGAGAATATAAAAGAATTTCAATACTAGGAGATATAACTTGCACTCCTACTCAGTGAGAGTCTGAGCTTCCTGAATATTTAGATTAAAGAATAAATATGGATCTATATAGTGAGAATAACAATTACAAGTTATATCATGGTAATATGCTTGATATGCTTGAAATTCTGAGGGGGGGGAAGTAGACAGTATAGTTACTGATCCGCCATACGAACTTAACTTTATGGGTAAATGATGGGATAATAGTGGTATAGCTTTTAATCCTGATACATGGAAGAAATGTTTAGAAGTATTAAAACCATGATGATACTTATTAGCATTCTGAGGTAGTAGAACATATCATAGAATAGCTTGTGCTATTGAAGATGCAGGATTTGAGATAAGGGATTGTATTATGTGGTTATATGGTAGTTGATTCCCTAAAAGTATGAATATTTGATTAGCAATAGATAAGAAAAATTGAGTAGATAATAGAACAGGTAATATAAAAACAGATTGAAAATGAACTGATAGTGGTAGCTGATGCTATAATATGAACAACTGAGATAGTAACATGAAGAAAGAATATGAAGAAAGAAAAGCAACTAATGAACGAGCTTGATGGTGAACAGCATTAAAACCATCTTATGAACCTATTATAGTAGCAAGAAAACCTTTAGAGTGAAGTTGTACTGATAATGTTATAAAGTATTGAGTAGGTGGAATAAACATTGATGAGTGTAGAGTTCATTTTGAAGATACTAAAAATCCAGCAACTAATCCATTGTATAGAAAAAATGCTTGATATAAACTACCAGAAAAATGACAAGAGAGCAAATGAGCTGTATCATTTACAAGCTCTAAAAATGAGACATCAGATTTAGGTAGATTCCCTGCTAATACAATACTAACTTATTGAGATGATGATAAAGAAGAAGTATGTAGTGGATTCCCATACACTAAAAGCACCTTAGGAAGTTGAATAGCAAGTCAGATTAACACCTTTAAGAATGTAAGAATGTGAGCTAACTGAAAAAATACATGAGCTAATTTAGGTTGATTATGAGATGAATGAAGTGCTTCAAGATATTTTTATTGTGCGAAAGCTTCAAAGAGAGATAGAGATGAGGGATTACAGGAGTTTGAAACTAAAACAAAGGTATTCAACTGACAAAGTGATAAACCAAGTTCAGAAATGAAAGATGTGGAAAAAAGATTTACTACTCAATGAAAGAATACACATCCAACGGTTAAACCTACTGATTTAATGCAGTATCTAGTCAGACTTGTTACTCCTAATGGTTGAACAGTATTAGATCCTTTTAATTGAAGTGGTAGTACATGAAAAGCAGTAATGTATGAAAACAAAGATAGAAACAAGAATTATAAATATATCTGAATTGAACTTACTGATGAATATTTACCAATAGCAAAAGCTAGAATAGAATATGCTATTAATGTAGTAGAAGAAAAACAAGAAGAAGAAAATAAACAACCAACTTTATTTGATATATAATACATGAATAAGGATCTCAAAAAACTTAAAACTGATCTAAAAGTTAAAAGAGAAAGATTTAAAAAAGTCTGAAAGAAAATGGATGAGTATACTAGAGAATATGATAAGTTATTATGGGAGATTGATGTATTAGAGCATAAAATAGGAGAATTAATAACAAAATAATGGATCAACTAGAACAAAAAACTAGGCTTGTTAATTATTATAGAAGAGAAAAAGCTAAGAGAGACAGGTTTATAGACTTATGAGATACTCTAAGAATATGAGAATGTGAATAAAGTTAGTTGAAAAATAATCTGATTTTTATAACTTTTTGTTATTTATATTCCATAATTATCATGAAAAACTGGCAGTTTATAGTTATAGTAGCATTATTATTAATAATAATAGCTTTAATCTGTATTGAGAGTAATACTATTGTAAATATATATCAAACATTGGAAAACTCTTGATTATAGATCCAAAATTCTTATTTATTCATTCAAGTACAGCTTTGTCTTGGCGGATGGGCTGTGCTTTTTTTATGCTTAATTTATTATATTTTTATTTTTTGCTAACAAAAAGTAAAAAAAGTCTTGCAATTTAATTTTTTTTGATTATATTATAGTTGTTCAAGAATAAGGAACACTTTTAATTACTAACCATCCGCCAAGATGAAAACAAGAAGAACTACTCCTGCTCAATTAATTAAAGCAGAACTTAAAAAAGCATTCCCATGAGTTAAATTTTCATGCAAGTACAAATCATTCTCATGATGAGATTCAGTTGATATTGATTGGAAAGGTTGACCTTTAACTACTGATGTTGAAGCTATTGCTAATCAATATGAGGCTTGATACTTTGATTGAATGGAAGATCTTTATCATTACACAAATGATAGACCTTATTATGAGACTGCTAAATATGTTATGTGTAATAGAGAAGATGATGAAGATGAAGTTAAAGAATGGATTAATGAGTTATGAGAAGATTGTGTTAATGCAGCTTTAGATTTCTGAAAGAGAGAATGAAAATGGAGCTGTGATATTAGAGATCATATTAAATGATGTATAATGTCTCATTATGATTATGAAAATAATATGTGAGAAAACTATTCAAATAAAAAATCATTAGATAATAGAGAAAAAGCCTATGCTATAGCAAATTATTTAATGAAAGTAAACAATTTATGGTAATTTTTATCATTTAAACATCCGCCAAAAATGAATAAAGATTGAATAGCAAAATTATATCTCAAGTATTCATCTGTATTTGATGAAATTAAATGAGAAATTAAACAAGATGATAAATTCTACTACCTTTATACTAAAGATAAAAAATTCAGATTTTCATCGCTATGAGAACTGGAAAAACTCTTAAGTTTATATCAAAAAAAATATATTAATACTAAATGACAGATATTTAACAAACAGTAATGAAAATGACAAAAAAAATGATACAGGCTTATAAAGCAGTAGAGTTAGCTGAGCTAGAAAACAAGACTAAGCCAACAATCTACAATAATGGAGATAAATATATACCTATAAAAATATCTTCTAGAAGATCTGCTAAAGGATATTCTATTAGATATATAAAGGAATCTGATTTAGATAAATATTTCTCTAGTGTTCAAAAATTGATAAGAGATTATTATAATTGAAATAAGGATGTGCTAGACTTTATTGTTGCAGATACAAAAAGTTCAGAAAAAATTGTAAGAAGAATGTTAGACTTAAATAAGGAGTTTTGGACACTAGCCAAGTGAGATGTAGAAAAAGAAAAAACTGTTTTAGAATGGGTATATTCTGATATTCACTGATGTTGATGGGATAGCTCTGAAAAGTATATGTATTTCTGAATTACAGCAAAAAAAAGAGGAGATTAAGCCTCCTCTTTTTCTGCACCTAGATTAGCAAGTCATAATAGCAATAGTCATGATATTCATGTTACTAATTCCTTGTATCTAGCCTTATCAATTTTTCATGTATCTAAGAATTTCTCTTTAACTACTTTTTCTATCTTATCGTTTGATAGCTCTACTCAGATTTCTTTTTCATAATCCTCTAGAGCTTTTCTCCATTCTGACATAGGTATTTCTACAGCTCATTTTCATCATTCTTCAGGGACATATTTAGTGAATCATCATTCTCATGGTACTTCAACTAATTTATCTCTTAATCAGAGTAACTTTAACCTATATTTTCAGTCTCAATTTAATGAATTAACATACAATTCTAAAGGACTCACTGATCACTTATTTGGTCTTCAGTTTAAGAATTGATCTACAAATCTGAGATGTGCCTCTCTTCATACCTTTGGAATAGATAATCATCTTCACTGCTCAAATGCTCTTTGAGATATGTTTAGGACTACATTCTCAGCTCTAGGTATAACTCAATATTGTTGCACATCAAATCATTTCTTTACTAATTCATTTGCTTCTTCTACTCATGATACCTTATCTACTATAATATCTGCAGGTCTTCAGTCTTGGAATCAATTCTCAGCCAATTTATAATGTTTTCTTACAAATCATTTTCATGCTCAACTTCATCATCACATAACTAAAGCATTCTTCTTTCAGCTTTTCATTAGTTCAGATACAACTTTTTTATATTGTCTTTCTGCCAATTCTTTAACTATTGGATGTGTAATTCATGCAGGTAGTCTTTGATTATCATTGACTAAATATCTTAGTTCATCTGGATCTATTAAATTTGCCTTTTCTGGATTATTCTTCATGTGTTCAGCAAGCAAATCATCAAAACTATCCTTAAATTCATTATATAGCTTTTCTCATACTACTTTATCATATTCTGCTGTTCATGGTTCTAATCAGTTAGCCTTTGCCTCTTCCATTACAGTATCTACATTTTTATATGCTTTTTCTCTTACTGCAGCTAATTTATCATTTACAGCATTTCATTCATTAGATTTAATAAATCGAGTTCAGTCTTCATTTACTATTTTATTAGTATCATCTATATTTTTAATATTATTTACTTCATTTATTTGTCCTTCTCTTACAGCATTTCATTCAGGAGTAACTGCAATCCTTTCTCCTCAAGGTATAACAGTCTTTCATGCATCATCAGCTCATTCAATAAATGGTAGATAATTTTTATCAGCTCATTGATTTAACCATCTTTCATATTCTTGTTGCTGTTGTTTTAAGATTTGTTGCCTTGTTTTAAGAGTTCAACTTCTTTCTAGTTCTTTTTCAGCTTTTTCAAATAATTTCTTTACCATATTATCTGAACTATTAGAACTCTTTATGTATTTCTTTAATGCTTGTTTTCATAATACTTTTAATCAAGCTGTAGGACTAGTAAGCATATCAATAATATTCTCTGCTGAGCTTATATCTGCTATACTATCTACTAAACTATTTGGAGATTGTCTTCATGATACAATAGCTCTATGATTTACATCTTTTTCTATAGTCTTTAATGATGCATAAGCTCTTTTTAATTCTTCATATTGTGCAGAAGATCATAAAGCTGATTCTATTGCATCATCCATCTCCTTACTAAGCCAATTCTTTACTAATGCATCAACTGAATTTCATGATACATCATTTGGATTAGGATTCTTATAGAATGCTTCAAGTTTTTTATTGATTTCCTGCATTTTCCTTTGAACTTGTGCAGGAGTAAGACTTTTTACTTCTTTTAATCCATTTAACCATGAATCAATAGCATTTTCAAGTCATTCATTTCATAGCATTGCAGCCTTATCATTCTTTAATTTTAACAATTCATCAACTAATCAATCAGTACTTATTTCTATTTTTTCTCAAGCTCAATTAGTGATAGCATTATATTGATTATATACATCTCTTTTTGATTGTTCTAGAGCTTGTGCAAATTCTCTAGTATTAGTTGGTAATTTTCAGTAAATTTCTTCTCAATCTTGAGTAACATATCTTAAATTGCTTTTATTTCAGATAATAGTCTCAACTGCATCCATAGCATCATCATAAATTTTCTCTTGTGCTGCTGTTGATTTTACTCAAGCTGATGATGGTTTTACTCATCTTGAGAATAAATCCACTAATTCACTTCTTAATTTTCATTTATTTGCAGTTCTAATTGTATTCATGATTTCTCAATATTTACTGCTAACTCCTTTTGATATAGCACTAAACATTGGAACAACTAATGGAGCTACTGCTCATATTGCTCATCATACAGCCATTTCTGTTGGTGATGCCATTTCATTATTAGCTCATAATTCATATGCTGCCATATCTGCAGCTCATTGAGTAGATCATAATAGAATAGTTCTTGCAGCTTGTGTAGCATTAGCAGCTCACATATATGATGAAGTAGCTGCAGCCATTGGATAACTTAGAGCAATAGCAGTTCAAATATCTCATACAGTCTCTCAAATCTGAGTAGCTGTAGAATCAGCTTTATCTCATAATAAAGGAGTTCTTATATCAGTTGCATCTCTACCATTAAAAGCAGTTCAATTTTTTAGTTCTTGTTGCTTTTGTTCAGCATATTTTCTTACTTCATCTTCTCAGAATAAATCAATAGCTGATTGTTTAACAAAATTAGCCAATTCAGTTCATTCAAGTTTTCATGCTAATGATTTTCAAGCTCTATCAATCCATTGTCAAATAAGATTATATCACCATTTTCAAGGAGATTGTGCAGCTCAAACTGTTATTTCAGCAGGATGCTCTCCAAAATATTTTCAAGCTTCATTTGCTAGAGTTCAAACAGGATTATATATAGCTGAAGCTATTTTTAGATAATCTATATCATTTCATTCTT